GCCATGGTCACGTACCACGCGCTCGAGGGGTCGTATTCGGTGCTGCTCCAGTACCAGTCGGTTGTAATTATATTTTGATTACCTGATACAGAGGATAATAGCTCATTGATTTCGGTCTTATATTTAGCGATGGTAATGAGTTCTCCTTCGCTGGGAAGATACCACTCGGTTTTGTCTTCAAGTCCGTCCAGTTCAAGCGTACAAGCCTTATAGTTCTTTGCTGCTTCCGCGGCTGGTGCACCGACAACACCGGAATTATCCTTAACTCCTGCGGTGGCTTCTATGATAGCATCTGTATTTTGCTTTCCGTCTGCCGTTTCATAAAGCCCTTGATTACCGTTCCCGTAATTCTTAACGCCACGGATGTCCGTACCGTATGCCCCCCATTTGAAAGTACGTCCGCCTATATCGTCAGTGCAGTCGCTTTTCGCTATGACGAACTGGCGACGATCCGCACGGATACGGACACCTATACGCAGGTATTTTGAACGGTTATTTGCACTAAGGGAATTCCATTCTTCAGCAGTAAAGAACACATTGACACCGTCTTCGATCCGGATTGTGGCAAAGGACAGGTCAAGCAACCCGCCAGCCCATCTGATATATTTTGCAATGTCACTGGCAGGCGTATTTTCGTTCACGCTGGTGAAACCGATCTCCTGCAAAACAGATACCTGTTCTTCTTTATTCATACGCAAAAGCAATGCGCTTTCATTATTCTTGTCTGTCATAAATACACTGTTTTTAATGGGTTAATCTTCTGCCGTTGCCCTTACATGCAACAGGCTTGTATTTTTATTCTGTACGGTCATGTGTCCGGTATTCAAATTACACGTCCATGCATTTGTCGTATCATAGTACGTGCTCGTCCAATAGTATTTGTCCGTCAACAGCATGCTGTCACTGCTCCAAAATGCACGCAGCATTTCATTGATTTGGTCACGGTATCGATACATGATCATCATCTGTCCGGAAGAAGGCAAGAACCATTCTGTATCATCTTCCAGACCGTCGCCATCAAGCGTGAAGGCTTTATAGGCTACGGCAGCTTCCGCAGCGGGTGCGCCTTCCACACCGTTCGAGTTTGTTCCTTTCAGGGCATCAAGGATCAGGTGTGTATCCTCTTTCCCGGTGAAGCAGGTGTACATTTTGCCCAGCATCTTTGCGGAAAGCCCGTCGATCGTTTTACCAAGACCGCCCCAATAGAAACTGGAGGACAAGTCCCCTGCATAACATTCCTGTGCAGCGATGACAAAGGACTGCGAATGCGCCCGGATACACAAACCACGACGGATAAACTTCAACTTGTTGGCAGGGGTCAACGAGTTCCATTCCTCACGGGTAAAATACCATTTGGAATTATCGGAAATCCGGTTACATGCCACCCGCATGTCCAGCAATCCGGCAGCCCACTTTATCCGGTTCGGGAACTCGCTGGCACGCGAGTTCTCCGTAATGTCGGCAAAGCCTACCGCCTGCAGGGCTTTTACCTGTTCCTGTTTATTGAGGCGCAGCAGGGTTGCGCTCTGTTCTTTTGTACTCATGTTATTTGCTGTTTACTATATCGTTAATATCCATATTTTCTTCCGCAAACCGTTGAAGGTATTCTTCATAGGTTTCACCATTATAATAGTCTATGATTTCACCCACATTATCCAGTGTGACTTCGGGATAATAAGGTTCTCCACCGTATGCTTCCGCATTAAACCAGTCGATGATCTTGATATAAGCGTCGATTATAGTGCTGACTGTCAGACCTTCGAAGCCGTTCCGGATCGCTTCTATATCCGAGTTCTCGATAACTTCATCCAGCAGATAGTTCCCGGTAAGTACGGGCTTCTCTACCTGATTACCGTTTTCATCCAGTCCCCCGATACCGAGCTGCAGGATTTCCAACACTTCCGAACCGTTCCCGATGAAATCACGGTTGGTGATACGGATATGGCGGAATACGACATTACCTTCCTGCGAATCGATTATATCGCGGATCATTTTTACAACGTCGATAAGCGGGCAGTTTTCCACGCGCAGTGTGGTGATGTTCGGCATGGATTCAACAACGATGCCTGTGTCCGCATTCAGCCCCTTATAGCTCAACTTATCGAGGTTCATCAACTTGAACTGTGTCATGGTGGTCGGAAGTTCCGCATATTGAACCGGACAGCCACCCACAAAGTTGACGATCTGCAAGGAACTGCCGTATGCCAACAGGCGCAAAAGGCGTGTTGCCCCGGTCAGGTCAAGGGACACCAGCTTTTTGAAGTTCTCGACGTTCAGGAGTCTCATATACGGTTTTTCACCAAGTGGAAGGTCTGTGACGCTATTGTTAGCGTATCCTTCGCGCTTGCTACCGAATACCAGTTCCTCGACACGGATCAGCGTAGTGAAGTCCTTTGCCTGTGTACCGTCGATGTTGACAGTACTCAAATCACCCAAAGACTTGATCTTCGATGCACCGATGATATAGATCGCGCTCGATGAGTTTGAGCCGTCGAAATGGAATGTCACCTTTGAACCGTCTTCTTCCGCCCATGCCCCCTGTTGTGCAGCAGGCGTGTTGAATCCCGCCCACAATTTCCACTGTTCGCTTGCGGTCACTTCGATATTGATGTTCTCACCGATAGCGCGGAACATGCACATGTTATTTGCCTTCAGGATCGTGCTGACACCGAAGTACGCATCAAGGAAATCATAACGGGCAGACACGTAGTAATGTCGGTAAGGGATACCCATACCGGAAATTACGTTGAATGCCTGACCGCCCGGATTGGTGATATACTTCGCTACCGAGTCACGGCAGGCAACGATTGCGGGTATCATCAGGTGGTCTTTTTCTTCCGATTCACGTAATACGGCTTCATAGGAGAAGGCAGACTCGCCACCCGGAAGGCGCGATGTACGGATTTTTTCTGCGGTCGCTGCAAGTCCGACCTGATCATAACGCCACATGCCTTGCCATACGACACTCATACGTCCGGCAAACACGTTTTCCCCTTCCATGACGCTATCGAGCATCACATTATAGGGAAGTTTGAAAATACCGGAGTTATTCTTTCCGTTCGTACTGTCCGAGTCGTAGTCATGATTCATATACCAGCGATAGACACCATCCGGGCACAAATACAAAGCCCACATACTGTTCTTTGACAACTGGTCGACGCCTGAATGATACAGGATACGAACCAAGTACGCGCGGAAAGAAGCCACGCTGCAATACTTGTCCATTTCCTCAACCAGTTTCCGGTATCGGTTTTCAATCGTGTCGCTGACCTGTACACCGTTGATGCTGATTTTGCCGCCTGCCATACGGTTCTTCGGATTACATGAATACACCCATTCACAAAACTGTTTCCAGCGGTACGGTGTCTTCTTTCCAAGCGCGTAGGCAAGACTCATGTCATCATCATCCGGTGTACGGAATTCAAAGAACATCGTCCATTTCGGGACAAGGCTTTCCGTTGACAATTCCCCACCGTACAAGCCTTTCACCCACTTGCTGTGCGTCGATTGCATAGTCATGAAGTTATCGATGTCATCGAAGATGCACATTCCTTCATAATCGAGCATTTCAACACATTCAACCGGGTTCAGGACACGCCCGGTAACGACCGTTTTTTTACCGTTAAAAGAGATTGTCCCGGTTGTGTTCTTCCATGCCCCGTCGACATATTCCATGAACTTGTACGAAGCGTCCGTCGATTTGGTAAGCATGTAGATCGTATCCTGATCATAGTCGCCAGTATGGGACATGAAATAGGATTCCGTCACGTCCGGAAGGTCGGTGAAGTCGCCATAACTTAAACAGTCAGCATTGTATCCGGGAACGTCCTTGAAGCCGAAAGTCGGTGGGTTACCCTTGTCAATGTTCCAGTCACCACGACACCAAAAATAAGCATCGTTTATATTCCCGGTATCCGACTTGAAGACAAGCACACTGTTACCATCAATAGAGGTACGCAAGTCCAGCGTGTTGTTTTCATCCGCATAATACGCGTTTTGCGCTGGTGTCATGTATTCCTCGCCCAAAGCCTTCTGCATATCGTTATTGATACGGGAAATCGGGGTGTTCACCTTGTCGGGTGATGCATAGTTGACCTTCAGGCAGACTTTGTCGAACGGAATACTTTTGCCACGTAGAATGATTTTTTTGTTTGCGATTGCGTCGAGCAAAGCCTGCGGAGCAAGTTCCGGATACATTGCGCGGATGGTTGCCTTTTTCAGCTTGTATTTCCTGTTCTTATAGGTCGGATAGAAAGCGGATGTCGTACCCTGATTGGTCGTTTCCACATTCTCGAAAATAAGGCTCATGCCTTTGTCCTTACAGAACAGGTACAGGTCTGTATATATCTTGGTGGACGTATCCGTTACGTTATCAAGCGTTTCAAGTTTATAGTCCCCATGTGGCATTTCCACCAGACAGTCGCACATTTCAAGTGCTTTGTTCAGGTCGATTTTGTTGTCGGTAAGGATGTCATTCTTTTTGTTCAAAGCGATCATTTCGTCCGTGTCGGACTTCCCGATTACAAACTCGTCGTTGATTTGTTCGTCAGCCATTTCCTTTTCCCATGAAAGCAAACGGTACATGTACAGTTCCCCGGCTGTTCCGGAGAAGCTGATTTGTTCGGAGTGCTTGATCGCGCTTTGTCCTGCCGTATACTTGGATGCGCCAATCAAGTCCCCGTCGCAATATAGCTTGATATAGCCTTTGCCGTCCTCTTCCGCATTTGCCTTTTCAATGACGAAGGCAAACTCGTAGATGTCACCCGGTTTGAAATACCGTTCGATAAGTTCAGTTCCGAGTGCTTTAAAGTACACACATTTTGAAGTGATACGCCATCCGATTTGGTTTGCTTCGTCCCAACATGACACGACGTTCGCATCAGGATCGGCAGCGTTCTGCGTCTTTATTTTGATAATGGTAGTCGATCCGGTCTGCTCAATGTTGGTACGGTTATAGGGACGATAAGTACACAATGCGGTAGCATCATCCGAAACCTTGAACGCCTTTCCTTCGGTCTTATCGATGACAAAGGCATTCGTGGAATAGTTGAACCCGTTCTGCTTCATTTCGTAAAGTCCGTACAGCCATGACTTGTCCTGATCCGAATTGTCCTTGTCTGCCGGATTGAAATAAATCATATAACTGGAATCACCGTTGATGTCAATGACGGAACTGTTAACGGAGTACTCAATCGTATTGCTTTCTCCAGCCCCGCATTTTCCGTAAATACCCAACACGTTCCTGATATTGTCCGCAATCGAAAAGCCGTCAACACGGGTGGACAGGTTGAATGTACTGTTACGTCCTACTGATACGGTAGTCATCACCGTATCGGTTTCACTATTGTCTCCGGTAGAGGTATTGGTAACTTTTGCGACCTTGTGTATTTCAACATGAGCATCGGTAGCGACATGACCGGGATCATAGCACGCCACTTCGATATTGAGGTTTGCGTACTGTTTAGCAGCCCATGCTGTTTCCGTGTCTTCCGAATGTGCCAGCGCGACAACAGGCATAAGGCTGGACGGGTTGACGATCATCACGTCAAAGAACTGGTAGTTCGACCATACGCCCGATTCCACGTCCTGTGCGACGACTTTGATAGTATATGCACCATGTTTCAGTCCCAAAGACGAAACGTTGATTTGCAAGTCCTGTGAGCGTGTAGAAGCCACGCTGGTCTGTGAGATCAGCTTCCATTCGTCACCTGTTTTGATATGAGCCGTAACGGTTGACTTATTGGCAGAGGACAGTTTGAACACGTCCGTCATGGTGACGAGTCCCGAACCTTCCTGCAATGTTTTGTACAAAGCCCATACGCGCGAAAGTTTCAGGTTTACAGCCGTGACGCTGATTGTCTTCTGTGCGGTATTTCCCCCGTCATCGGTAGCAACGACCACGAACTTGCGGTTCATCGCTTCACTAAAATAGCTTTTAACGGGAATCGTGAAAGTGTAGTCCGTATCTGACGAGGAACTTTCCCGGTTCACGTTGAAAGTTTCAAGCGTTTCACCTGTTGACTTGTCTTTCAGTTGCAGGGTTTCGATGTTGTTGTATGAAACCATCTCACCCGATCCGGTACGCGACATGATCGCAAGCCTGATTGTCAGGTCGTCAGTTCCGAGTGCGGCATACAAGGAGGTCTTTTGCGGATAGATGTACACGATTGTCCCGGCAACGTCCCCACCGCCACCAGTTCCGACTGCAAAGGTGAAACCGTCGCCTAGCGGCATTCCTTCCGCATTTTTCATATATACACGCACCGTCCCGTCTTCTGCCTGTTCTCCATCCACGTCAACGGGCATGGCATCATAAATAGCACCGCCTGCTACCGGATTAGTGCTGTCCTTGATAATTTCGGAATCAGTATCGACAGTTCCTCCGGCAGTAGAACCGAAGTCAGTCCATGCTGCCAAGTCATTATAATCGGCACGGGACGCGCACAACTGTTTGGATTCAAATGTTTCCTTTCCGGTACGGTAGATAATAACCACACCGGGCTTGATACATTCCGTTTCATTCGCTGTCTCGTAAGCTGTCAAGGCATTGATAGCTGTTTGAAGAATATAATATCCGCTTGATAGTGGTGCAATTTCATCGACCAGTAGCACCGCGCCTTTGCCCGTCATGTCACCACCAGCACCACCGAAGTCCGTCCAGTTCGTTTCTGTGGCAAAACCTTCAAGGGATGATCCGGCAAACTGCTTTGACTCCCATTCACCATCAGCAACTTTATAGGTTAATACTATACCCGGTTTGCGGTAAGTTATATTATCCACATCCTCCCTTTCCGTTATTGCGGCAATAGCTGCGGGCAAGGAATAGACAGAGCCGCCACAGATTTCGTTGACATTGATAACGGACAGGGCTTTATACGCCAGCGACAAGCCGGAAGACGCGGTAGTCTGTGCACCTTCAGCCAATTTCTTTGCCGCTTTTGCCGACAAGTCCGCGGACGCAGCTAGCTGCATCGCGTCGGAGTCGGCAGAAAGTAATGTTCCGGCATAGTAGATGTATGATTTATTGCCGAACAAGTATATTTTATTCTCGTGCGGGTGTGTCCGGTCGGTGTTCATATAGTTATCAACACCTTTCCAACTTGGATAATATTTGTTATCTACGAAATAGGCAAATTTACCCTTACTGGCAATAAACACAATCTTACCGCCTTCAGCGGTTGCACTGGACTGCTCCAGCACGATGGAAGAGTCTGTTGCGATTTCGTCGAAGCGTTCCGTAGAGTGATGTACGAAATCTACCATTAAAGAAGACACGTCCTGTGATGTACTGTTGGCATCGTCGGAAAGGCTTTTAAGTTTACCCCATACTGTCCCGTCTTCGCTTTCCGATGCTTCTTCCGTACCGACGTTATCGGACAATCTTCCGATATCCTCATTCGCTTTTTTTGCGGATTCTGCGGCTTCATCTGCTTTCTTTTGTGCAGCATCTGCCGTTTTCTTTGCCGTCTCTACATCTTCTTTTTTTGCGTATACGGAAAGGTTACCTGTCGTGCTGACAAGTTTCCAGCCCGGATTTTGAAAGGCGTAGATGTTGCCATTATCGGCTGCATCGGGGTGACTCTCATCATATACCGTCACAATTTGACCGAATTTCAACGGCTTTCCGTCAGAGCCAGCTGGGGAAGTACTGTCCGCGTTCATCTTCGCAACGGTCGTATATGTATTGCGGATACCCAGTCCCACCTGATTCTTTTCCGCTTCATTGATGACATCCAGTGTCTCATCAATCAAACCGCCCACCTCGTCAGGTGATATGGATAAGGAATCTTTCTTTGCAGAAAGTTCCTGTGCCCGTCTTTTTAATTCGTATATTGTTGCCATTATATTACTTCTTTACTAAAAATTGAACCTGATAGGAAAAACCTTCGGGAAAGTCTCTTATAGCTTCCTGTTTGGATATGTCATATATATATGCTGCCCCATTTACAAGTTGGAAAGTATGAATTGCGGCAAAATTGTCATTCCTTACAACAATTTGAGGTTTGCGGTCTGCTTCATAATAGTCATAATATACCCACGGTGAAGAAGCACCCGAAAAAGCCTTCAAAGCCCTAAAATTAATTTTAACGATATCAAAACCCTGATTGCTTTTGAACACTTTAAAAGAGACCGAAAGACTATCTTCAGGGATGCCACCACTTACTTTGGTACGAATCTCTTTTTCTTCATAAATCATCAGGTAATCATTCATGCTTTTTACCGAAGAAGCAGACACATAAATATCCGACGAGGTAACCGTATCAGTGAGTTCCACTTTTCGGTATTGATACACATTGTTTTCGGATGTATTTTCATATATTTCCTTTTGACCTTCCGTGCTGACCACTTTCCAGTATAGGTTAGCGTTCAAGCCACCTTGAAAACTGCCTTCCTCCACCCTGTAAACTTCCCCGTTAATGGCTATATAACCTTCTTCCCAGCTATAAGTCGTCGGATGTCCGGCAATAGCGATAGGAGGCGGCACATTACACCCGGAAAGAATGACATTGCCGTATGTACTGACTATTCCTTTCACAGTGTCCGCAAATGCGCTTTGCATAAAGTCCAAATCATCCAAATAAAATGGCTGCCCGCCTTCTTTAAATAACAGTTTATTCATATTCGTATATTTTAAGGACGTAGGTTCGTCCGGCTGGTTTATAATAGTCTATCAAATTTTTAATTTCACCCTCATACGCTGACAGGAACGACGGTATGTTCACCATGTAATTCCCTGAATAGTTTCCTTCACCGCGCTGCTGGATATATTTTATTTCCGCCCCTTCGCTCCGTTTATGCAGATAGGACGGTATTTGCTCTTCCCTACGGTGATACAGGTACGACTCCTTTCCCGCAATATCGGTGATGTATATTTCCCTGTTTTTTAAGAAAAACCTGTCGTTTAGAACTTTCTCGATATATATCACCTGACCGTTTATATTCAGCTTGTCAATAGCCTGTTTACGGTAACTTTTAAACAGGGTGTAAATGAAGATTAAAGGGAGAAGGAAGATGGATATAATTGCAAATATCTTCCTTTTCCTTAATGATGGACGAAGCACATACTGCGCGTATTTGATAATGTCAAAATCATACCACATAAGTCAGAGAAGTTTCAAGGCTGTTCAGGATGAAGCACCCGGCTACAGCCGTATAGTTATTATTTTTAATTACGTTATATTCCGTAGCGGATGCCGCTTTTGCGGCACATTCTCCAAGTTCGATATCCAGTACTCCTTCAACCTTCTGTATCGCGTCAACAAGTTTTGTCTTATTGAATTTACCTCCATACTCGATGCCTTTCAGATAATCGTTGATGGCGGCAAGTACTGGCTTGCTGCCATCCGTCAGGCGGACACCGGAAGCATTGATAACCATCGGGTCGACTTCTATGGTGGCGTTGATACGGATGTCATCCGCTTTCATTGATTGAATAGAGAGAATCACCCCGGCAATCTTAATCGAATTCATATAGCTTTTAAATGCCGTTAGAACGTCCCCGGTCAAAGGACATGGAAGCCCGCCTTCGTCTCCGGACACGAGTATCTGAATACTTCCCCCGCGATCTTTGACCGCCACATACTTGACAAGCTGTTTGGCTTCGTCGATAGCGGAATACCGGAACTGGTATTTTTCCAGATCATAGACCAGCGGATCACCATACTGAAAAGCCAGCGCACTGCTATGATACCAGCGCACCGTCGGTATGATATTAGCGTCAATTCGTTCCTCTACGTCCGTCTTGAACTGGTCAAACATTTGCTCTATGACGTGCGCTGTTGCCGCAAAAATGTAGAACAGGGTGCTTTCTATTGACACGGGAGAAAACACCGAATCAAAGTCGGCATCACCTGTGATACCATATATGTCCCGGATAATGCTGTTAGACATATAGGCATCCGTCATTTCTTTCTTTATTTCTGCGATTGTTCTAGCCATTACTTAAATTGTTCGGTAAATTGTTCAGTGAAAATTCTCAATCGTATTGCATTCGACGCGGTTTCAGAAGTAGCCGGGCAAACGGAGTTCCTCCGGCAGTAATCAGCTAGTTCACTGTTATACACCTTCTCCGGTATTTCGATTTGCTGTCCGGCTTGAAGGGAGTCTGTTATGCTCATATCGTTTGCCTTTGCAAGCATAAATACCGCTTCAATTGTACCATATTCCTGCACGGCTATATCCAGCAGGGTTTGTCCGGCTTGTACTACTGTTTTCATCTTACATTTTTATAAAAAAAAAATACAAATGCAATAAAAAAGGCTGCTATTACGGCTTTTGCCCACGGAGGAATGTACGCGACCTTTTCAACGATCTTTGTATCATTCTTCTCCTGTTTCTCTAATTGTTCCTTCAATGTCAGCAGGGTTTCCTGAATTTCTTGTATTTGCACCTGTAACTGTTCGTTATATGTTTCTTTCTCCTGCTTGGTTGACGTTCCTGTCGCTGTTTCCGTAGAGGTCGGGTATTGTTTCCCTGTGCTATCCGGTGGCGAATAGTTCGTCTTCTGCCAGTTGAATTCCATTTGCTGCATCATCTCGATAATTCGCTCAACGTTCTTGTTTACGTCGACCTGCGCTTTGTCTGTAGAAACTTCTTCCTGTTCCGTCTGTTTCTGTTCCGTGTTATCCTGATGGACGGTCGTGTCAATTTTTGACGAACGACAGGAACAGACAGATAACACCACGATTGAGAATAAAAAAACGAGTATCTTTTTCATTACGGTCGAACGATTACAGGTGGTAAAAATGAGGTAAATTCACTCTTTACGTCGAAGCAGGGACATTCTTTCATCCACTCGCATTTTTCGACGATGCCGTTCCCGTTTTTGTCCGGGCTGGTATCGCGATGTCCGAGGATATCAATAATGTCGTGGCGATGACAGATGTCCTGAACGAGCTCGCGCATGGCTTTCTTCTGTGCGTCTGTCCGGGTATCCTTTGCCTTACCGTTTTTATCCAGTCCCCCCTCATAGCAGATACCGATTGAACATCGGTTATAACTGGTATTCGTACCGGGAACGATAAAGTTGTCATGTGCTCCGACTTCGTTTTCCGCCCGCATGGGGATCACGCGACCGTCTTTCCGGATATAATAGTGGTATCCCCATTTACCGAAGCCACGGGCTACATGTGAATCGTTGATTTGTTTCTCTGTGAAATCCTTGTCCTCGCGTGTTGCGGAACAATGGATGATAATGTATGTAGGTTTATTCATCTTTCTTTTCCTCCTTATTTTCTGTTTCTTTATCTAATGTTTTTTTGATAATATCCAGCATCTGCTGTTTTGTTAATGCTGACTGTAAAATGTTTACTACATCTTCAGCCGACCGTTTTGTTTTATCTTCCGCTTTCTCCCAAATGCTACGGAATTCCACTGCCAGCAGAAATGCGGTTACGACGGAACAAAAGACGGGAAGGCATTTCAAAACAGGAAGATGTACAAATTCAAAAAAATGGCAAACATAGAAGGTTGAGTCTAAACATAGAGCAATAGTCAAGCTTCCGAAATACAGAATAAACTTACTAACAGTTCTTTTCATGCCGTACGAATTACGTTTTTCTTTACGCAGTTTCGCTTTATGCCATCCTGATGCAAAATCCCACCCCATTGCGATTGATGTCACTATACATTCAAATAAACCGATGATTAACAGGGTTGATATGCCATTGAAGTTATCAAATATTTCCATGTTAGAATAATAGTTTAATAATCCATATTGCACTCCATATCAATAGAATTATGCTAACTGCAAGGTATGCGCCCCGCATGGTAGCCCGGATGTCTGCCGTGTCCGGGACATCGTCTTTTGACTCTTTCCATTTTCCGGCTAGATATGCCACGACAGTTCCCAATACCATGCCGCCCAATACACTAAGGAAACTCACTCCAAACAGGAAAACGGATGCTACTACGCATACGGCTAAAATGAGCATCCCAATCAGTCCGTGAATGATTTTGTCCACTCCGAACTTTTTAATCAAATCGTTACTTGCTTTCATTTTCGTTAATTTTAATCGTTAGTAATTTCAATATTTATTTTGTCCACCAGTTCCGAATAGTCAATGCCTGCTCGTTTCAGGTGGATTTTCATTTGTTTCTCAATGGCTGTTTTATCAGCCTTTGACCGTATATACCGGATCAGGTTCGCGCCCAGCACCGGGTCTTCTTTCAACTCTCCCTGATTCAGTTCCAGCACGGTTGCCGCATTCTGAATCAGCGTGTCACCGACCACGAATCCGGTCAGCCCGTCTTTTCCCGTATGGGGAACAATCCGGATGTCACCGTCCTTGTCAAGTAATAGTCCCTTCATTGCTTCACCTTTTCGTTTTCAATATCCCCGACCTGTGTCTCTTTCAGTGATTCTGATGTGTAGGAGGACAATGCCGTTTTCAAAGCCGATCCCCCGTCGTTCGGTACGGGCGTCCAACCGGACAATCTCTGTTTCAATGAATTGATGTCCTTTTCAATCAGGTTCAGCCGTTCCGTCAGCTCCCCGACTTTTACCAGTCCGCCCAACGTCCCGCCATTCAGCACTATTTCGTCCACTTCATTTGCGGAAATCAGGAAGGCGTCAGTCTCCTGTCCCTCGACGATTCCGACCAGACAAGTCGTTCCCGGTTTCGGATAGATGCATAATGCCCCCATTCCCAACTGGACGTCATAATATTCAAGCCGATCAATGACTCCGGTCACGTCCATTGTCCCGTTGTCCTTATCAACCGTGTCAACCGTTACCCAGCGCAGTTGTGCCTGTCTAACCCCTTCGCGCCATTTTTCAAGCGCATCACGTAACTGTTCGTCCGTTGTCATTCCGCGCGTCCTCCCAACTCTAATTTTTGCCTGTATGTAGCATCGTCACTGAAATCCTTTGTCACTTTCTCAACATAATAGTATCCGTTCATTTCCGGTGTCACCTCACTTTTCAGATCAACCGTCATACCATGATGTACGACAGGTATTCCGAACAGTTCGACACCCCCGCGATACTTCTGCTTTTTTAGGCTTTCGTAGAAATCTTTGGCGAACTTCTTCAGGTCTTCGACCTTGATGGACTTTCCCTTCTCATTGTAAGTAAGGTTATAAACCTCGCTTCCTTCCGTTCCGGCTTTTGCTTCCAGTTTCTTGCCACCAGCCCCGATGCTGACTACCTTGACCTGAAATTCACCGTTGGTTTCGTTCAAGTCCTGGCTGACAGCGTTTCTTTCCAGTACGATTTTTACCTTTTCGGTATCGACCTTTTCGGAATACACATTTCCGCAATACAGGGTTTTGCCGATGAAATAGCAGTGAAGGTTGGTTTTCTTCCGGATGTCGTTCAGAATTTCCGCGACTGTCTTGGACGAATACCGCACCGCACCCAGTTCCGCGTCATAGTTGGTTTTTACCTCATAGCCTTTGGCGACGTCTGCAAGCAGTTTCTTCAGTGTGACATTTTTTGCGGAATAGGACACTGTTTTTCTTTTTAGGTTATACATTTCGTCTTCGCACCGGATCGTCACGGGAACACCCCAGCCGATCAGCGATATATATCCTTCAAATTCCGTGTACAGGTCGGAATCATATCCGAGTTCAATCTTCACCTGATCCCCGGCAGACAGCAGTTCCTTCAGGTCTTTTCCCGCAAAGTATCTGATACGTCTCGGAAGGACTATTTCAGCGGAGTCCGTCAGCATCTTCCATGAACTTTCAATGTGAACCGATGAAACCGTATAGATGACCAGTTCCCCGCGTTTCATGTTTGCCGGGAATGTGATCCGGCTGCACATCATATAACTCATAGTGTCAGTTCATAAGGGTTATCACTCGTTGCTTCTATCGTGAACGGGACTACGCTGCTGTTTCCCTGAATCGGGTTGAACGAAATGTTATCAATGACAATGGAGTAAATTTCCTTGTTGTTGAAGATGCTTCCCGTAACTCCGACCGCTTCCGTCACTTTACGGAACTTGCAAAGTGCGTTCACTTGTTCGGCAACCGTCTTATAACCTTCCCGGTTCTTGTCTGCTATGCAAAATCCCCGAATATTGATTTTCCAGTCGTCGAGCCCGTAGACCTCCTTTACAGTTCCGTGAACGCCCAATACCTTCGTCTTTGAGCAGTTCATTGAACGTGAAAAGTCTACAATCGTTGCATACGGCATCGGAAAGCTAGCCATATTCATCGTTCCGCGTGATCCGTCCGGATTATAGGTACTGTATTGCTTGTTACCGTCAAGGGTAAACGTCCCGATGACCGGAGTCCCCATCCAGCTGTACGCTTCGGCTTCGGCATCCGGGATGGTTGTCACCCCGGTGTATTTCCCCGGATCATAATCCTGCAGGGTTCTTCCCCACGGAAGATAAATCGGGGATGAGATTCCGAAAACTTCCGTGAACAATGCACCAATATTTAACGCTGTATTTCCTGTCATAACTTTATCCTATTGCTGGTACTGTATCGGTTATCACCGCTAATATTTCCCGTTTGACCTTATCCGCAACATCGCGCATGTTCGCACCTGCCGCAACCCTGAAATGATTGTTGAATGTCACATTCATAGTGATATTCCTTACGCTGCTTCCGCCTTTTCCGCCAAGACCCACATCCTTCCCGGAAGTTCCTCCGGTTGCGGTTACAGTGGTCGGTTTGTTGACTGCCGCTGGTGCGGTGTCCAGTTGGAACTTGTCAAGTCCGGGGACTTTGTCTTTGTTACGCCAACTTTCACGTCCTTTTTCCTTGCCTTCTTCCCATGCCCGACCGATTGCCACAGCGTTGTCAAACACTTCTTTCTTTACCCGTTCAAATACGTCGTTGATACTCCAGTCATCTCTGAACCAGTTAACCGGATTCAGGATTTCAATGATTCCCATTTGGATGGTATGAATCGTCTTGAAAAAGGAAAGAAAGCCAGTTTTAAGGACTTCCCACAATCCAAACAGGAACACACGGACTCCTTCAAACTTATTATAAAGGAAAGCCACGAAAGCGATGACAGCCGTTATGATTGCGATAATCCAGCCGATGACAGGGATGCCCATGATAGCGACGGAAATTAGCCGACTATTAATGATTGTAGACAATGCCATCTTAGCCATCGACGCAATCCATACTCCGGCAATCTTTGTTATTCCAAGTGACATGATCTGCGAAATAGACCATGCGACAGTTCCAAGCGTGACAAGCGCGCCTACAAAGATTCCTACAACTTCAATGGCAGGGGCGATAGGTTCCACAAATTCAAAGAAACTGATTTTCAGGTCGTCAATAAACGCTTGCATACGTTTCTGCTTTTCGGCATAAGTATCCATTTGTTTATTTGCAATGTCGACCGCAGAAGTAGAACCCTGTATCGCTTCCGTCCATGTGTCAATTTGGTCTACACCCTCAATCAAAGCCATCGTTGAAGCAAGGTTTTCACTTCCGAACAACGCGGACATGATTGTGGCGTTATGCATGACCGGAGTCAGGGCACGCAGTCGGTCGGTCAGTGAAAGGGACTGGTCTTGCATCGTTTTTATATTGACCCCTGCAGCTTTCAGTTGTTTGATCGCGTCCGTAGTCGGAGCCTGTAATTTGACTATCGTGTTACGCAAAGCGATACCGCCTTCAGAACCCTTTTTCCCAGATTTGTCAAGCAACTGGATCAGGGAGTTTGTTTCGGCAAATTCAACCCCGAATGTTTTTGCAACATTACCCGTTTGTTTCAATGCTTCCGCGACCTCCCTGATTTCGGCAGAACCTTCGACAGTTCCTGCCGCCATGATGTTCATATAATCCGTCATAGTTTGTGCGGCTTTCATCGGATCATCAAGGGAAACCTTGTATTGGTTCATTGCGGTGGACATGGCGGCTGATGCTCCGGGAACATCATTTGACATCGTCTTGCTAAGTGTCATTACATTGTTCGACATGATTTCAAGCGCGTCCGGTGCTTTTTTCAGTTCCGGAGTAATCTTTGAAAGCAAGTCCTTATAAACGACCATAGCGTCTGCCGCATCGGTACCGAACGCTTTTGCCGTGTTACGGGCTTTGGTGGCGAGAACGTCCAGTTCCTTCCCCTCCATGTTGGTGATACCGGACATTTCGGCAACAGCGGTTTCAAACCGGATACCCGGTTCGATGGCATCATTAAAGGAATCACGGATATTGTCGACACCTTCTTTCAGCTGGTTGAGAAAGAACATTCCTTTTCCCAACCCTTCCAGTTTTCCGGCTGCTTTTCCCGATGTCTCCCCAAGACGTTCAACCACTTCTTCCGTGTCATCAATCACCCGTGTAGCTTCTTCGGCTGCATCGGTTGCTGCGTGTAGCGGAGACGTGATCCTGTCAACCAGTTCCAATATCCATTGAGTCACTTGCATTGTCTTTTGAGAATAATCGGTTTACAACTTTAGCGAATGCGTTGTGCATTACTATTTCAATTTCTTCCAGCTCCGTTTTCCGCAACATGCGGTATTCGGCATAGAGCCGGAGCCATTCATCTTCGTCCAGTTTGTCCGGGATGTCAAAGCCATATACTTTTTTCAGGATGGCATCTATTCCCTCGACAAGACCGAACGCTGATGAATATTCCTCTATGCTTTGCTGATAAAAGCCGCCTGTCCGGCGATCAGTTGTCCGATGGCGGTCAGGACTGAAGTATAGACAGCGGAATCTTCCAACGCCTCCATATTGCCTGCCGCCACGCAGTTCCGGATCAGGATGTCATTTGCTTCTTCAAGATCATCCTTTTTCTTTGCCATAGCCAGCAGGATATTTTTATTCGGACGGACAATCAGGTAGTCGTAGCGTTCATCCTCGTCCACTTGTACGGTGACATGCTTCAGGCGTTTCCCGTATTTCAGTTTCATTCCTGCATGTTCTTCTTCTGTGAAATCAACTATCAAAGCTTTTTCCTCCTTTGTCAGTTCCTCGTAAGGTTTCCCTGTCTTGATTTTCTTTTCTTCTACTTCCATTTTAAAAGTCTTTTAAACGGTTATTAAACTACATTGCCACATTCCAGTCGATATGGCTGGGAAGAAGGGTGAATTGTGTGGCAATACTTTTATCACCCTGTTTAACGTCGACACCATTGTCCATAAATTCGACGTTCCGGATCACGTCTTTCATGACAAGTCCTTTATACTCATACATGACCGGAATATCAAACGGTTCAATATCCGTAAGACGCTTCCCCGCACCGAGTGCTAACTGCAAGGCATTCACCTCTTCTTTCAGAAGGGTGATCGACGCTTCAGCCTTGTAATTCCCCTCACCGCGACCGACAGGAAATTCTCCAGCACCGTAGATGTTTTCTTTCTCTTTGCTATCCTTGTAGGAAAGGGCTGTGATGCCCTCTACCTGACGACCGAGCATAACGACCTTGACGCTGTTCCATCCGGCTATTTTTCCGAACTTGTTGATTAATGTTCCTAACAATGACATATTTTCAGATTTTATTTGTGAAACCCAAGTCAATCTCAAACTCATGGACAATACCGTCTGCAACAAGTTTTACCTTGATATTGAAAGGCTTGTCGCTGACAGCCATTTGTTTTGGATTGATGTAAATGTCGAAGTCCGCGATATCCTCCGAATTGACCATGCTTTCCAGCGCGGATTTGACAAGCGCGTCCCAACTGCTGATAGTGGTGTTGCTGATGTATCCGGTTGACGGGTCAGCCTTCACTTTGCCTCTTACACGTGGCAACAAGGTATTGCGGATGATTCGTGCCGCCTTGTTCCAGACAGCGTTATATTCAATATATGCATAGTCGCTGCCCGCTTTCGTACAAGTACATGAATTGCTGAAAAAGAACCCGGCATACCCTTGAAAGCTGCCGACGAAGTTATATCCTTTGTCAGTCAGTTTTTTCTGGTCGGATACGCTCAACTGTGAGAAGGGTTTGCCATTGCTCAAAGCTGCATCCAGCCAAAGCCCGTTCAGTTTGTCAGTCAATGGATAGTCCTTTGTCCCTTTTGCCGTCCGTGGGTGGTTTTCAATATCAACGCTGCCCATATTTTCATGTACGTAGCGGACAGACAGCATTCCGAGTGCACTGCCCACGGCAGCGTGTGTCCGGTATGCTTCGTCCTTTGCCGCCCATGCCGGGTCTTGTGCAATCACGACAGAGACGTTTTCAGCATCCAACTGCCGGAGGTCGACAGCGTCGGCAATGGCATTGATATACTTGCCGACACCTTCCAATATCACCGCATCGATATACAGGTGGTCTTCCCTGAATTTATTGACCATCTTCTGTGCCTCTTGTACGGCTACGGTAATTGTTTCGTCCGCAGTCAGTGAGCAGATACCGATGGTGTTTACTCCGTTGATGGTACGTACCGCATTAACAAAGTCTTCCTTCGTCAGCAGGCTTGACACCTTTTCAGACTTCGGAACCAGCATAAAATACAGTGAACGTTCCGGAGACAGGCGGAAGACTTCGCTGGTATGGTAATGCACCAGTTCCTTGTTTTCAAGGTCGATGTCAGCGTCCCATCCCAACGCTTCCAAATCGGTGATATCGTTCAGGGCTTCCGGCTTGTAATATTCAAGTTTTCCGATCTCCGAACCACCGACTACGAGCAGAATGACGCGGTCACTGGTATCGGTATCCCGTACCAGCCCGCCATTTGCTTTGTTGATGATTACTCCTGTAAAATTTCCCATAAAATAATTCGTTATACGGATTTACCTGATAAAATTGCACCAACACCAAAATCTTCGATACGGTCTACAATACCGTAAGTTTGGGTACGGTATTCGGATGTAGGACTCTTGCTGCGTGTATCGGTCGTTTCCGGACGATACAGGGATTTTACGGATTCGATGTGGTAATACGTATTCGGAGCATAGAAGAAAGTGCTTGCCTGAAAGTCCGTTTCGGCAGACGGTTTTGTGCCTTCCGCCACCTTCTTTGCTGTTTCCGCATTATAAAACGGGCAGTCGTTATTCTCAAAGAACTTGATGCCCATGAAGCCTTTCGGTTTTCCGGTTACCGGATCAAGGTAGAAATTACGGTCATAGAAGTACTTGGACGCATCCTTATCCAGCAACAAGTCACCCATATGCAGTGGGGAAAGTACTATGTACAAGGCATCGGTAACGGGAAGGTTCCATGTTTTTGCGAGCGTTGCAAAATCGACCAGATCCTTATAAGACAGTCTCAAACGACCGTTAATATCTTTCTCACCCGTTGTCCGGATAACAGGCATTTCTTCGTTTGAATCATCCTCCGGAGCCAGTTTGTGCAACACATGGTTGCGGATACCGACTTGAAAGGCTTCATTGTGCTTCACACGGATAGCAGCGCGCTTGTCAAAAGCGAGATAACGGATTTCGTCATCCGTACAGGAACTGGGTTCCGTATCGTAGATTTCCCACGGTACGATATAATTCTTTCCGGTCATTTGCTTCGGCTCGAAATCTTCCGTGTTATTTACGCGAAAGCCGACATTGTTAATCAGTTTGTTTCTGCGTACACCGTCCGCAGCCAAAGCTCCGGCAGGAACAGAGCCTAAAACTTGCATGAAGTCCGCCCTGTAATTGCGACGTTCGATCAACAGTTGGGGATCGACGTACTTGTTCAAATAAAGACCGTCTACTGGTTGTGCCATATTCTTTTTTTTAAATGGTTAGTATTTTATTTTCCGCCACGTTTCACGTAGTCGTTCAAAAGACGTTCGTATTCAGCCGGATTCTTTTCCATAAGGTTTTTCAAGGCTTCCGGATCGTTTTGAAAGTCTTCGAATTTCTTGTTTGTGGTATCCGTCAGACTGGGAGCATGAACTTCCGGCATTTCCACGGGTTTGATGGCGTCGAGCAGCTTCTTTGCGGTATCGAAATTGCTGGTCAGGTTCGCTTTCCAGTCATCACGCACGTCGGCTGTGATTCTTTTTTCCTTGATCGCACTGTTTAGGATGTTTTCGATTTCCTGTTCCTTGCGTGCCTCCTCCTGTCTTTCGAGCATGTCGACGCGGTCTGCCTTACGTTTCCACACGTCTACCTGTGCAATGAATTGTGCTTCCGTGGTACTTGCGTCCATTCCGAAGCGGGTAGTCAACATTGTTAAATCCATGTCATTTTTTGATTTTTCGTTATTAATAGAGTCAGTAATCTCAATTTCACCTGTGTAGCCGCAATTGGTAATCATTTGTGCCGTAGCCTTATCGACCTTTGCCTTGCCTGTAACTTCCGTCACAAAGCCGTTTTCCTTCGCTTCCTGCGCGCTCATCCAGTAGTCTCCCTTCTCCCAGGCATCCCGGATTTTTTTCTTGTCTGTGCACTTTGAAAGAAAGGCATTCAGATAGTGCTCATTCAGTTTGCGCATGACCTCCAGAGTCGATTCAATATCAGCGACTCTCCCGCATGCCCCTCCGCTGACCTGATGGATCATGAAAAGCCCGTTGGCAGGCATGGAGAACGATGTACAGTTGATAGCGATGTAGGTTGCCGCACTGGCTACCAGTGCACCGCCTTCACCCGTAATTTTGCCGGGAAACTTCTTGATCACGTTCACGATTTCGTTGGCTTCGAAGCATTCACCACCCGGACTGTTGATATAGATGTGCACGTCCTTGATCCCTGATTTGATCAGTTCCTCAACTTTGGAAGTGAATTCAGCTTCCGTTTCCCTCCATTTTGATATTGTGCCTTTGAGTTCGATCCGGGCACGTCCGTTTTCCGCTGTTGCAGTCAGATTCATTTTCGCGATATTTAAAATTCATGCTGCAAAATTGGAAAAGGAAAGGCGGGTACGGAAAAAGCGTTTTCAAGTTGGAAAAAAAACAGTGTTAACAAGGACGTATTTTTTCCAACTTGGAAAGAATACGTTCCAACATGAAAAGCCATTTTCCACAGGTGATGATGAAATATGACCTTTGCCCCAGTAAACGAAAGGAAGCGATATGCCAAGTAAAGAGTACTACCGTAAATTGAAGAAGGAAGCGCACGACCTTTATGTACGTGAAGGAATGACGTGCAAGGAGATTTCCACACGCATAAACGTGTCGGAAAGGTCTGTTTCAAGCTGGATTAATGAGAATGACGCACTTTGGAAAAAAGAACGTCAGGCATCTGTTATTTCGTCACAAAAACAGGGTGACAACCTAAAACAGATTATCAACATTCTTGCAGACCAAAAACTGGAGCTGCTGCGCATGATTGACGAAGCCATTGCGGAAGGTGATAGCGACAAGGTGCTCGAACTACGGAAACAGGCGGCTACACTTGACAACAGTGTAGCGCAATGGGGGAACCAGCTCAAAGAGGTGGACAAAAAGAACCGGATTACGCTCGCTATTTACATTGATGTCATGAGCCGGATATTTGATGCGATGAAGGTGTACGATGCAGACCTTTATTTTAAAACACTGGACTTTCAGGAGAACCACCTTTATGAAGCCGCAAAAATGTTGGGATAATGAAAGTCGAAGATAGCAAAGCCCTCAAGGAGTATCAGGAGAAGTTAAAACGTGCGCGGTGCACGGGCAACCTGATTGATCCGGACGAATCGCTGACAGTTCGGATGAACCGCATACAGCGTGCGAAGCGGGATGTCAAGTATCTTGTCGAAACCTATCTTCCCCATTATGCGACCGCAGACTGTGCGGACTTTCAGATCGCTCATGCCAATAGGGTGATGAACGATCCAATTTATAAAGGATATGCCGAATGGGGACGCGGACTTGCAAAATCGGTATGGAACGATGTGATCATTCCCCTATGGTTATGGATCAATGGCGAGACGCATTATATGTGTATCGTTTCCGACACATTTGACCGCGCTTGTGACCTGCTGGAAGATTTACGTGCGGAATTCGAGGCAAACGAACTTTTGAAACACGACTTTGGCGAGCAGTATAATCCGGGATATTGGGAAAAGGGAAACTTCGTAACGATGAACGGCTTTATTTGCAAGGCGTTCGGTGCGAAGCAGAAGGTTCGCGGGCTTCGTAAAGGCGCACACCGTCCTGACCTGTGGATAATTGACGACTTGGAGACACCGCAGACCATCAAAAACAACCGGATGCAGGATGATTATGCGGACTGGATCGAAGCGGACGTGCTGGCAACCATGACGGGAAAGCGCAGACGTCTGATAGGTGCTAACAACCGTTTTGCATCCCGGATGGTACAGACGATTCTCAAACAACGGCATCCCGACTGGGACTGGCATCTGGTGAAGGCTTATGATCCGGTAACGTATGAACCAGCGTGGAAATCGATGTATTCCCCCCAGTTCTATCGTCAACAGGAAAAGGACATGGGTATTCTCGCGGCACATGCGGAATATAACCACGTACCGCTTGTCAAGGGTAAAATATTCAAGCCCGAAATGGTGAAGTGGGGAAAGCTCCCTGACCTTCACACGATGAATGCGATCGTGGCACATTGGGACATTGCGTATGCCGGGACAGATACGAGTGACTTTAACGCATGTAAGATTTGGGGACGGCATAAAAATGATTTTTGGCTGATAGACGGATTCGTAAAGCAGTCAAAGATGAAACTCTGCGTACAATGGATGTGCATGAAGCAGGCTGAATTCAGAGCAAAGGACATTATTTGCTTTTGGCAGTACGAGTCCCAATTTTGGAACGACGAAGTCAAGCGTATCATAGGGGAAGCCGAGACGGAGACAGGTGTAGAGTTGAACCTTGTTCCGGTACAGACGCCTAAAACAACGAACAAGATACTTCGTATGATAAGCATGCATCCATATTATCAGAATTCCCGGATGCATGTCAACGAGGAACTGAAAGCAAGCCCGGACATTACTGTCGGCTTGAAACAGTTGTATGCTGTTGAACCGGGCATGACAGAGCATGATGACAGCCCGGACGCTGACGAACAGGCTGTGAGGAAACTTGAAATATATACTGATCCTCCACAGCCAGAGGACGAGCCCGCGACACGCCCGTGGAAGGCGGGAAGATATAAACGTAAATACACTTGGTAACTATGAAGTATATCAACATGGATGACCTGACGACCGTCATACAAAATCGGTTGCTGGTTGAAAGTATCGAAAAAGACGAGGAAGTTTTGAACGGGATTGAAGATCTTGTCATCAGTGAAGTGTCCGCCTATATAAGCGGTCGTTATGACGTGAAAAAGATATTCGGTATTCCCCCAATACGAACGGGGTTATTAATCCGGATAATATCCTGCATTACCGCTTTCCGTGCGGTAAGTCGGAACGCAGCCCGGAAAACGGGAAATAACCCGTTATCAGACATGAACGACTGGGCTGACCTTATACTTGCCAAGTTACGTGACGGAATCATGTCACTGCCACCTGAAATTCCTTTGGTAACAGATGAAGAAGGCAATGTTGAATCTCCCATTCTGTTTGGTCATACACGGAACAACGGATGGTTTCTTTAAATAGTTTTTAAACCGCTTTTAAAAGGTATGTTATGTACAAGAAGTTAAGAGAAATATTCAACTGGTTTCAGCAGAAAGCAATTCGTCGAATGAGTCTGAAGAATGTACTTAATGAGTATTATTTTCGGATGGATAGCAGTGGGACACAATCTTCGTCAAGTGCTGCTTATAAAAGGCAGGCTGTCGTCTACCGGGAAAAGACCATTGATGATTGGATTATGGCGGTAACTTCGGCAACCGATCCGGATGATCCGCGACGTGGCTTGCTGTACAGGTTCTACCAGTCATTGTATAATGACGAACATTTACAAACGACGATTGACAATCGTGTATTACCTGTACAACAGGCAGAATTCAACCTTGTCGATGACAATGGCAATGAGGACGAGGAGGCAAAGAAACTGCTGGATCGTCCGTGGTTTCACCAGCTTATCAGAATTTGTTTTCTACATCAGTTACAGGGAGTATCGCTTGCCGACATTTCCCATCTTGATGAAAACTTGGAAATCAGCCATGTAGAAGAAGTTCCCATGTCCAACTATATCCCGCAACAGATGATAATCGTCAAGGAAGAGTCAGACAAAACCGGATGGTCATATAAGGACGGTGCACTTGAACCCTATTATGTCCAGTTCGGAAACGCATGGGCTTTGGGGATGCTCAATGAACTGTCAATTATCATCCTTGCAAAGAAACTGGGTTTGGGATCATGGATGAATTACATTGAAAAATATGGCATTCCTCCTGTTTTCGTTACTTCAGACCGACAGGATAAAAAACGGTTGGACGAATTATTCGAGATGATGTTGGATTTCAGGAATAATTTCTTTGCAGTCCTGTCCGGAAATGAAAAGGTCGAGTATGGGAAAGAAGCCGGAGGAAATACAACCAATGCCTTTTTACCGTTAGAGGAACGATGTGACAACCAAATCAGTAAACGTCTGCTTGGTCAGACGGGTACAACTGAAAACGGGGCGTGGGAAGGTACGGCAGAAGTCCATGAACGTGTTGAAAAATCACGGCACGAATATGACAAGATGATTTTCCAGTTCTATTTTAACTATATTATCATCCCTAAACTGGTAAAAATAAGCCCGGTATATAAACCACTTGAAAGGCTGAAACTGAAGTGGGACGACACGGAAAGTTTGTCTATCACGGAATACATCGAAGCGATCAACAAGCTGGCTTATACCTTTGAATTTGACCACGAAGAGGTCGCAAAGAAAACGGGGCTTCCGATCATTGGTCAAAAGAAAAATCCCGGTGGTGAGCAACAGGGAGGAACATTGCCGAATCAGCCAAAAACAGACCCTCAAAAAAAAA